AGTCCATCGAGGCCGCCCGGGCGGCCTCGATGGACTTCTGCACCATGTCCACCACATAGTCCCGGTCCGGGTGCGCCTGCACCACCTGCCGGAGCTCGAAGTCCGCCGGTTCCCATAGGTCAAACACCGCCACCCGGCCCAGCAGGGTTTTCACATAACCCCGAGTGCTGGCGGTGTTCATGGCCATGTCGAACGTCCGCTTAACAAACGGCAGGCCCCGGTGATACGCCCCGTAAAGCTCCTCGCCCCGGGTCTGGTCCACACCGAGGCTGCGAATCAGCTTGTTTTTGCCCATGCCGAAGGTCAGGCCGAAGTTGATGTTCTTGGTGGGCTTGCGGCCGAGCTGGATGCCGGTCACGTCCTGCACCAGCTCCTGAGCGGTGTCGTGGAAGTCGGTGCTGTCCGGGTACAGGTTGTATCGCTCCCGCACCCAGTCGCTTTTCGGTCCCCGGGCGTAGTGGGCCAGCATACGGTATTCACCCTGATCGTAATCGCCCCGGCGCCACTGCACCGTATCGGGCTCAAAACACCCGCGGATCAGCGGGGCAAGGTAGGGGTCCCGGGACGGTAGGTTCTGCAGGTTGGGATTCGAGCTGGAAAAGCGCCCGGAGATGGCCCCGTGCTCGTCCGTGCGAAGCGGGTGGAACAGGGCGTGGATGCGACCCTCATGGGCGCTGTCCAGCAGGTAGCCTTGAACGAAGGTGCCCCGGGCCTTTGCCATACGGCGGACCGCCAGCACCGCGTCCGCCATGGGGTGGTCGCAGCCCTCCAGGAACTCCTTCGTGAAGCTCGGGCGCCCGGTGCTGGTGGTAGGGTACTCCACCCCCTGCCGGTCAAACACCCGGGCAAGGTCGGCCCCGCTGTTGACGTTAACCTCCCCGCCCCCGGCGGCGTGGTTGAGGTCCCGCTGCAGCTTTTGCTCCTCACCCGCCAGCCGGTCCTGGAGGCGGTTGGCCTTGTCCGCGTTTACCTTGACGCCCCGCTTCCGCATAGCCAGCAGCATCGGGATGAGCCGGTGTTCCATGTCCACCAGCTCCGTGACCCCGAGGGCCTCCATGACCGGCTTCTGCGCTTGCCACACCCGCCACGGTAGGTCCACGTCGGACTCCGCATACGGCCCCACCAGCGAGGGCGGCGCCCGGTAGATGTTGGCCCGCTGGCGCCCGTTGGGGTTGCCGCCGTAACTGCGGGCACACCACTCGTAGAGGGCGTTCGATTCCTTGCCCTCATTGCAGTACCGCTCCCCCAGTGCGTCGAGGCTCTTGCTTCGGGCGGTTTCGTTGATAATGGCCTCCACCCACTGGACGTCAATGTACGGCCCCGGGACGTGGATGCCGTAGGCTTGCAGCCAGAACAGGTCGTAGAGCAGGTTGGCCCCGACCTTGAGCTGGCCCGGGCGCGTCAGCTCCTGTGCGGCCCACTGCAGCACCGCGTCCGGGTTGGGGTGGTTTTGCTCCGGGCACACAGTATGGAAGAGGGGGTAATACCAGCGCTCGCCGGTGTCCGTGCCCACACCAATCCCCACAATCTTACCGTCGCCCCGGATGTCCCCCGGGCCGTCACCCCGGCCAATGCCGGGGTCCTCGGTTTCCAGGTCGATAACCAGCGCCCCGGCGGCGCCCAGCTCCGGGAAGCCCTCCGGGCAAAACCAGTTCGGCTCCGGCACCGGGGCCAGTGGCCGGTTGACCGGCCCCCGGTTGGTGCCCTTTGTGGGTTCCTTGGCGTATTCCTGCCAGAACAGGCCCACGGCGTCAAAACGGCTCATAGACGCACCCCCGCGAAAATACCCTTGAGGCGCCCGTCCGCGCCCTCCCAATGGATGGGGCTTGGGAAGTCCTCCCAGTGGACCGCCGTGGCTGCGGACAGCACCAGCTTCAGCACCTCCGCCCGGTAAGCCCCTGCCGGCAAGTCCGGGATCTCAAGCTCCGCCTGTACGTCGCCCTCCCGGGTCCGCATACCCGTTTCCCCGAACTCCACCACCGGGGCGCGTTCGTCGGCGCTGAAGGGCACCACCGCGTCCACCCCGTCGGCAAGGTCCGGCAGGACGTCCGCATACCCCGGGCCGTTGGGTTCCCGGTCCAGCATGGTATCCGCCTCCGGCCAGTCGTTGGGCAGCAGGGTTGTCCGCAACCAGACCCCGGTGTCGAAATCCACCGTCAGGGACTGGCCGTCCGCCCGCAAGGTCGCCGGCTGGTGCCCGGCCTTTGCCAGCCGTAGCACCTCGTCCAGCGCATCCATGGGGATGTTGGTGGCAGGCAACCCGTCCCCGGCAAGCGCCGGGCACTGCAGACGGCAGAGGATCACGTTGTTGGTTGCGTACAGGTGCTCCCCCTTCACCAGCACACCACACGCCCACGGCTTGGAGCCGTCTTGCGCCACAAACGGGCGCACGGTGGCCACAGCAGCGGTGAACGCTTCCGGGTCGGCTATGGGGTAGGGGTCGCCCTCGCTCGGCGTTGTAACCGGGTAGGGGGCCGGGTTGATGGGCAAGCGAACCCGGAGCCGCCCGGCGGTCAGCGTGAGGCTCTGCTCGGTGGTGCTCCACCGGGGCTCTTTGCCCCGCTTGAGGGCTTGCTGGAGTTTGGTGCCGGGCAGGCACACTTCCCGGTCCACCGGGGTCTGCCCCGGGTAGTGGATGGACAGCCGCCCGTTGCTGCCCTGCACCGCGTCGGGCGTCACGTAAACGTGCGTGAGCACGGGCACGATGTCCTTCTTGGCCACCGCCCCGAGTACCGTGTTGATTCGGTCAAGCATCAAACAACCCCTTAATCTCGTTCTTGAATGTTTTGGCGCCCCGGGCCTCCATCTCCGTGAAGGTGGCTGCATTTACCACATCCCGGAACACGTAGGACTCCCGAAGCTGGCCCGCTGTTACCCCATAGGGCTCCAGCCAGCGGTCGACCTCGGCTTGCTGCAGGGGTGGCAGGCGGTCGTAGTGCCAGCTCGTCCACTTCTTGGCGTCCGGGCTGTTTTCGGAGAACACGATTTTTCGCAGCCCCTCGGGCCGGTTGAATACGCATGACCCGAAGATGCCCGTCATCAGCCAGCTTGAGGAGTCCACGCTGTACCACGGGTATCGGAACATCAGGAACTGGTCGGTCAGGCCGAACCCGTGTACCTTCACCCGGGGTGTGCCGTCCGGGTGCGTCAGGTAGTCGCCCCACAGCCAGTCCAGCCACTCGTGAAGCCACCGGGTGGACTCCGGCACCATGCCCCCGAGCAGGATGTAGTCGTAGCCCTCGTCCAAGTATTTCACCAGCCACCGGGCGTCCTCCCGGCAGTGGAACACCGGGGCCACCTTGCACCCGTTGGACTCCAGTGCCTTCAGGTTGTTGTACGACCCCTCCGCGTCGCCAATGGCGTCAAGGCAGGACATCACCGACCACCAGTCGGCGGTCTGGTGAATGTACGCGGCATAATCGTCGATCCGGATTTCCGCACCCTGCGAAAACGCGGTGAACGCCCCGCTGTCCAGGAACAGGTCCAGCCCGGCTTCGCGGGCGTGCGTGACGTGGTGGGTCGGTAGGTTCTTGTCCTGGAATCCGTGGTAGTAATAGCTGAACAGGCGCCGCTTCACGACTTGGAACCACTCGGCCGCCTCGCCCGTGTGCAAGTCGTAAGCCTCCCGTTCCCCGGCAAGGTAGACTTTCATATCACCCCCTTTCTGTGTTGTTGCGAAGCCACTGCAGCTGAAAGCCCATTCGGGTTTGAGTCAAGTCCTCGAAAGCCCAGCTCACGCTCATGTCGCTGTAACGGCTCAGGGCAAGGTAGTACCGCAACGGGGCCGCCACGGTGACAGCAGTTTCCGGGCGATCGAGGTGCGCCGGGACGGTGCCTTGCAGGGCCGCCCCAATCTTACCCACGGCCCACTCTAAGTGCCTTTTGTCCTTCGTGACGTAAACGTCGTACGGTTCCACCACCGTGTCCGGATGTACCAGCCCGTGGTGCGCGGACAGGATAAACCAGCGCCCGCCCGGACTTTGCTCTGCCCATGCCCGGGCCGCCCTGAATAACGGCCCTGTGTAAAGCTCCCGGGCCGGTGCGGGGTGCGGGAGCTTTCGGCCCCCGCAAGCGATGACGCGCATCACCCCTGCCCCTCGGTAACGTAGGCCACCAGCACCGGCAGGCTCTGCACCAACGGAACGTCGCCCCGAATGATGTCGTAGTTGTCCGTGTCCGGGACATCCATAAGCCCTTCGAACACCGCCCGGGCCACCAACGGGTCCGGCACACCCGCCTCGGCGAAGGCGGCCTCGCGGAGAACCGTGGCATGGTCCCGGCCGACGGGCGGGTACTGGCCGTCGTAGGCGGTGTGACTATAGGCCCATGCCTCGTAGACCCCCGGCACCGCCCGGGCGCGTTTAATCTGCTCCGGTTTGCTTACGTGCAAGAGCGGCGCCACAATAGCAATCGCGCCGGGTTCCAGCCCGAGGGCCTCTATGATGGCCTGTTCCTGCGCTGCAATAAAAGCCCCACGGCAGTCCGGGTAATTGGCATTGTCGTCCTCGCAGACCCCTGTGTAAATAAACCAGCAGTCCCGCGCCACCGCCCGGTTCGCCGCCAGCGTCAGGAAAAAGGCGTTTCGCATCGGCACGAAGGTTTTCTCCACCCGGTCACCAATAATGGCTTCCATCTCCTCCGCCGTTTCGTACTGCTCAAGCTCCTGGCTGCGGTCCGTCAGCGGACTGGTGGACACCAGCACGTCCGGCACGTCCACCACTTCATGCCCGACCCCGAACATGGTGGCCACCGTGGCGGCGGCCTCCAGCTCCCGGGAGTGGGTTTGCCCGTAATTAAACGTCAGGGCAACCACGTTGCTCGCCCCGTGCTCCTGTACGGCTAGGCCGAGACAGAACGTGCTGTCCTGCCCGCCGCTGAGAACTACCAGTGCCTTAGACATGGCGGCTTCCTCCGTTCACAATGGCTAGAAATTCGTTTCGGGTGTCCTGTTCTTTGCGGAACGCGCCCCTCATGGCGCTGGTGATGGTGCTGTGCCCTTGCTGGCACACGCCCCGGGATTCCATGCAGAGGTGCCGGCACTCCAGCATGACCGCCACCCCCAACGGCTGCAGGTGCTCCGTCAGGGCGTCGGCCACCTGCCGGGTCAGCCGCTCCTGTACCTGCAGGCGCCGGGCAAAGGCGTCCACCACCCGGTTGATCTTGGACAGGCCCACAATCCGCCCGTCCGGGATGTAGGCTACATGAGCGCGACCAAAGATGGCGGCGAGGTGGTGTTCGCAGTGGCTATAGACCGGGATGTCCTTAACCACCACCATCTCGTCAATTCCCTCGGCCCCGTCTTCAAAGGTTTTCAGCAAGGCACCAACGTCCACGTCATACCCGGCGCACCAGTGGTCCCGCCATGCCTTCAGCACACGGTCAGGGGTGTCTTGCAGGCCGCCCCGGCCCGGGTCTTCCCCGGCAAAGCGGAGCAGGTTGCGAACGCTGTCCTTCGTGGTTTGGTAATACTGTGCCCGGCTCCAGTCCGCCGGGCTGGCGTTATCAAGACTCATAGTAGCTTGCTCCGTTTGCGCCGTGTTCTTTAACTTCCACCTTCACAACCCGCACCCGACCGGCGTAGCCGTAGTCCTGCAGGTACAATTCCGCCGCCTCGAAGGCCAGCCGGGCAAAGGCTTCGCACCCGGCCCGCTCGGCCACCACCAGTTCCAGCAGGCCCCGGGCTTCCGCCTCGTGGAACCAGTCCAGCTCCGGGTCGTCCGCCGCGACGATGGTTTTGTGGTCGAAGGTGTCCTCCAGCATACCCTTCAGGCCCTTCAGCCCGCCGAAGTCCACCACCCAGTTCCGGGCGTCCAGCTCGCTGGCCTCAAACGTGAACTCAAAGGACAGGGCGTAGCCGTGCAAGAGCTGGCAATGGCTGTCCGCCCGCCACTGGCGGAAGGCGCAGGACAGCCCCACTTCGTGGCCGTATCGTTTGGTTGATTGGTATGGCATTATTCCACTCCAAGGATTTTGTGGGTTTGCAGGGAAACGCAGTAGCCGAACAGGAGCGCCACCTGCTTCGTCCGCTGCAGGTTGGCGTCGTTGGCCAGCTTGTTCGGCTTGCCGACCGGGTCATAATCTTCCCTCGGCTGCAGCCACACCCGGAACGGGTCAGGGCTTACGCGCCCGAAGGGGCTGGCCAGTTGCCGGGGCTTGCCGGTGTCCTGTGTATCCACCACCGGCACACCATCCTCCGTGACCGTGGCGTCGTGGCCAATCACGTATTTCCAGTCGGTGGCGTAGCGAAGGATATCCGGGTGTACGCTGGCGGTCTTGGGGCTCACCACCGTATGAACCCCGGGCTGCCACAGCAGGGCCGACGGCACGTTCTTGACCGCCCCACTGGTTTCGATCTGCACCTGGAAGCCGCTGTCCAGCAGGCCACGGATCAGCGGGCCGACGTTCTGGTACAGGGGCTCGCCCCCGGTGATTACCACCAGCGGCTCCGCCTGCCACCGGGCGTTATCCCAGTTTGTGGCACACATCCACACCAGCTCCTCCGCCGTGTACCACTCCGACCGGGCCTCAGTGAAATCCGTGTCGCAGAACCAGCAGTGCAAGGGGCAGCCGCCGAGCCGGACAAAGATGGCCGGGTGGCCCGTGAAGGGGCCTTCCCCTTGGATGGTGGGGAACAGGGCGCGAACCAGCACACGCTCCCCGGTTTGCTCAAAGCCGAAGGACGGCTTCGGGTTTTTACCGAACATGAGGTTTCCTCTCGTTTCCGTTTTGTTGGCGCCATTGCTGCCAGACGTCCGACGCGGTGTTTTCCGGAACACCTTGCCTCACGGCGGCCTCAATGACTTGCTTTCTGCTGACCTCCCCGCCGTACAGGCGGTGGAGGGTGTTGCAGATGTTTCTCACTTTCTTGGTGTTGCCGTTACGCATACCCTACTCCATAAAATACAGGTTTTTACCAGCCCGGGTCCAAGCGACATACATCAGGTTCTGCTCCTGGACTTGCTGCCACGGTTTGCGGGCAAAGCGGCTCGGCATAAGCCCGGGTTCCAGGACGAACACGTTGTCCGCCTCCAGCCCCTTGGCACGGTGTACGCTGGACAAGGTGGCGCCCCCGCCCGCTGCAAAGATTTCCTTGACGCGGGCTACCACCAGCCCCACCGAGCCGGTGGACGGTAGGCCGTCCGCCAGTGCGTACACACAGGCCACCCGGTCCTCCACGCTGGCGGCCTTGGACTCGTTTTCCGCCCGTAGGGCCTTGTCCAGCTCCGCGACGTACCAGCGGTCCACAGCCGCCAGCAAGTCGCCAACGGTGCCGGCCTTGAAGCGCTGGATGAAGGTGACCAGCGAAGCGGAGATGTCCCGGCCCATGACGTTACAGGCTTGCCCGTTGGACAGCATCTGGAAGGCCAGCGACAGGAGCGGGGCGTTGTTGCGGCACACCACCATGTCCGCCGGCCCGGGGAACTGGTCCCCGGCAGGGCCTACGAAGCCCTCCGGCGCCCCGGCGGCGGCCTGTATTTCCGGCGCCACGGTTTGGGCCTGCCGTACCACCGCCGCCGGGCAGCGGTAGGTGACGGACAGGGGTAGGCGGGTGGCCCCGAACTCCGTGGCTATGTTGTCCAAGCTCGCACTGTCCGCCCCACGGAAGCCATAAATGGCCTGACGGCGGTCGCCCACCGCAACCACCCGGCCCCCGGGCTTCAGCGCCATGGCGACGAGCTGGCGCTGTACTGTGGACACGTCCTGCGCTTCGTCCAGGAAGATAACGTCGAATTGCTGGCGCGGATACCAGTGGTTGATCACCGGGAAGTAGAGCTGGTCGTTGAAGTCGATGACCCGGGTGTCCGTGTTGTTGGCCCGGAGGGCCTTGCGGGCGTACAGGTCGATTTCAGGGGTGTAGTCCACCCCGTGGTGGACCGCAAGGTCCTCAAAGCCCGGGGCGTCCGGCACCAGCCCATGGGCCTTCGCCAGCCCCACCAGCTGAACGACGGCGGTAACGGCGTCCGGGTCCACGGTCCGCCAGTGCTCCGGCACCATGGCCCGCACGATCCCGCGGACCTTGTTGCTGTCCAGCTCCACCTTGCCAACGGCCCGCATGACCGCCCGGTGGCCGAGGCTGTTCATGGTCATGGTTTCCACCCCTGCCGGCACCCGGGCCTTCAGCTCTTTGGCGATGCTGGCGTTAAACGCCATGAAGGCCACCGACTGGTTCTTGGGCAGGTACTTCATCGCCTCGACGATGGTGGTGGTTTTACCGCTACCGGCCACGGCCTCGACAACCCCGCTGCCCGCCATGGTGTCCGCCACGAAATCAAAGATGGCTCGCTGGTGGTTGCTCCACTGCATGATGTTCCCCTTTCTGTCGGTCTGGTAGTGACCCCGGTTGCCCGGGGCCGTTTTGTTTATTTAGCCAGTTCGTAGCCCCGGGCCTTGCGCCATGCGTTGAACTGTGTGCTGGCGGTGTTCGGGTTGATGCCGCTACCGATGGCGTCGGCGATAAATTCCTTCCGAACGATGTTGTCGCGACCTTTTGCGGCGACCAGCTCGTCGTAGATACCCCAAGCCAGCGCCACCGGGCCGTCCACGGTGCTCGGGTCATAGCTATTTTCGCCGCTCTTTTTGTACTTACGCTTGCCCGGCTTCTTCGGCTCGTCCTCTTTGGTGTCCGCCGGGGCCAGTGCGTCAGCGCCCCACTCTGCGTCACACGCCATGCAGGCGAACTCTTTTTTCTGGAGCTGGTATGCCCGGTTCATGTCGCCGTCCTGCGCGTCAACCAGCCCTTCGAAGTCGCAAACACCGTTGCTCAGGTGGATGTCGCATTCCGGGCAGTTGGTGTGGCCGTACAGGGCCGCCAGCCGTGCGTCCTCTTCCTTCTGCGCTTCAGTTTGCTTCGGCTCGTAGTAGAAGCGGCCTTCCGCGGTGGTGCTGATTACGATGTCGTCTTTGGTGTAACCGGCTTTCTTGGCTGCGCGGATGGTGTTGCTGCGGTTGCTGTAAGTAGTTGCCATGGTAGTCACCTCTTTCTCTCTTTCTGTTTGGTGGGCCGCTGTGCGCCCCGTCTATGGTTTAAATATACGCACGATTTTCGGCCTTTGCAACCCTTTTTCGCAAAAAATTTCACCTACTGGAAGGGATAATCCCTAACTCCTTGAGGCGCCACCAAAAATAGATTTTCCTGCGCCCGGGTGAGGCCAGTGTAAAACACCCGGGCCTCATCATCCGGGTTCAGCATGTACCCGGTGAACGACCGTTGGGTCATGTCCACCCGGAGCACCACGTTGTCCGCCTCCCCGCCCTTGGCGCTGTGTATGGTGCCCACTGTTACCCGGGCCGGGTCTTGCAGCCGCTCGCCCCGGCGCATAATGGTCAGGTAATACTCCCGGTCCTCGATTGGTATCAAGGACAGGGCGTCATGCCAGAACGGGGCTTCCGCGGGTGGCCCGGGCAGCAGGGCCTCCGGTGGGTAGTTCCCGTCCTCCACTATATCCGCCGGGTCCAAGTCCGGGTTGAAGGTGGCCACGGCCTTCGCGGTGCCCTTGGCGACGGCCTTGCCCTTGCGGAGCTGCTCCCAGCCGCGTATCGCCTTCAGGTGGTTGGCCGGTATGCTCGGCCCGCTGGCGGTGTTGTACTTAACCCCCTGCACCCGGCAGGTCTGCACAAACTCTTTCAGGTGGTGCCCGTTGCGGGCCAGCAACAACCACGTCCCGGCGGTCAGGTCCACGTCCCCCGGGTGCGCGATCCACTCCACCCGGCCTTCGCGGTCCGCCGGTTGCCAGTCCTTGGGCTCCCGGTTGCCGATGCGGGCGCTGATTTCGTTGGCCAGTGCAAACACCCGCCGGGGCAAGCGGTGGGACTTGGACAGCACCGTCCGCTCCACCCCCGGGCGGTGGGCAAGGTCCAGGAAGGTTTCCACGCTGGCACCGCTCCAGCGGTATATGGCCTGATCGTCGTCGCCCCCGACCACCACATCCGGGCAGCTATGGAACGCCCGGTGTACCGCCTGCCACTGGCGCACGGTGAGGTCTTGCGCCTCATCGATGATGCCCAGCTTAACCGGCAGGGGTTGCCCGGCCTTGGCATACTCATCAATCAGGTCATGGAAATCCAGCTTGCCCGTGGCCTCCTTGAAGGTTTCCAGCGCCTCCTGGAGCTGCACCAGCTCCCACCAGTTAACCGCCTCGCCAGCCCGGCGCCAAGCGTCCGCCAGCGGTATATTCCGGCTCCGGGCGTACCCTATAACCTGCAGCAAGCGGGAGCCTTTTGGGCCACTGGTGGGCGGGCCGTCGAGGTGGTTGTAGCTGGCCACGAATTGGAGCTGCAGCAGGTCACCCAGCTCGTTGAAATCCTCCGCGCCCATAAGGTTCGCCCCGCTGATACCGAGCTGCCTGTACGCCATGCTGTGCAAGGTGCTGAAGTAGGGCAGGTCGCGGGGCTTGAGGCCGAACTGCTTCGCCGCCCGTTCTTTGGCCTCGTTGGCGGCCTTACGGGTGAAGGCCATGTACGCAATCTGGCCAGCCGGTACACCAGCCTCCAGCGCTTCCCGCACCACCCCCAGCAGGTGGGTCGTCTTGCCCGTGCCCGGGCCACCGAACACCACCCTCATGAGAACTCCCCGGTGTCCGGTTTGGGCACGGTGAACTCCTCGGTCTGCACGTCGAACGCGGGTACGCCCCACATCTGCACACAACGCCCTTTGATTTGCTTTTGCTTGTGCTTGGCCCCGGCCTCGCGGAGCAACGCCCATATCTCGTTCTGCTTCAGGTCGCGGAATTGTTGTTGCTGCAGGAACTTCATCAGGTCGGTGCTGCGGAAATAGGTGACCGGCTCCGCCGCCTCAGTGTCGGTGTACGGCAGGCCCCGTAACAGGTCCTCCCACTGGCGCCCCACTTGGAAGCCGGTGCAGAACTGCTCCAGCAGAAGCCAGAATTGGCCCCCGGCGCCGCTGTCCGCCGGCATATCCACCACCTCGGCGTTCTTCAGCAACCCGTTGATCAGCTTTTGCCAGCGTACAGGCTTCATCTGGTTGGGGAAGAACCGCAATTTCTCCACGCACTTGCGAGCGAACCGGCCCTGATTCAGGAGCTCGTCGGTGGTTATTTGCATCCGCACCCCGTTCACGGTCACGAACCAGATGGGCGTCTCCCCCTGCAGTTGGGTCAGCCCGTCAATCATAACCCCCGGGTCTTCCGGCCCGGTGCTGGCGCCTATGCCGTAGGGCCGCGCCCGGCAGATTTCCCGGTTGCAGAACCCCGCCAGCGGTTGCTTCTTGCAGGGGAAATTGTAGTCCTTACGCTTCAGGGATTTGGCTATGTCCGCCACCTCCTGGAACGGTAGGGGCGGGTCCAGATGGTCTTGGTTTAGGTCGTTAAGGTGCTGTTCCCAGTGGTCCCCGTGCTTGAGCTTGGCGTATACCCCAAGGGCAAACAGGGATTCGTTCCGCCCGCCCTCTGGTATGCCGTGCAAGGCCATAGTCTGCAGGCACGGCGGGCCGTCCCCTACCGGGCCGCCCACGGGCTTGATATCGTCCAGCGCCGCCGCCGGCACCGCCCGGGCCTTTGCCAGCTCCAGGAACTCGTCCACGGACAGGGCCTCACCTTTATACAGGGCGAAGCTCTGCACCTCGTGCCCGTCCTTACAGGCGCCGAAGTATGGCATGTTGAGCCAGTTACCAACGTCCTCCGGCCCCGCCAGCTCGTCCTGTTTCGGGAATATTTCCACCCCCGGGTGGCCCAGTGCTACGGCCCAGTCACCCAACGTCTGCCGCACCTTCCGGGCCGGGGCCTCGTCGGTGAGGTAGAGCTGCAGGTGTGCCCCGCCGCTCTTGCTACGTACCACCGTGAGCGGTAGCACGTACTCATGGATCTTCCTTTCCAGCAGGTCAAGGTCCACGGTGTAGTCGTCAATATCAATGGCGCCCCAGTGGCAGGTCGCATCCGCCGTGATTGGCACGATACCCAGCATGGCCCGCCCGGTCAGGTGCTGCTCCCACAGGCTGGCGGTCACGTCGCCCCGGCGGGTGTGCCCCTTGCCGTCTTTCTTGGTGCCCTTCTTGCGGTCCTGCAGCTCGAAAAAGCCGTAGGCGGTATCCAGCCCCCGGAACCGCTGCAGCAGGGCCTCCGCTATTTCAGCCGGTGTCATTGCTACCTCCAGAGAAAAACCCCGGGCAGGGCGCCCGGGGTATGGTGCTACGGCAGGTTAGTCCGCGAACTCGTTGGTTTCCTCCGTCGCCTCGCCGTTGGCTGCGGCGTGGTTGGCCTTGGCGGCGCCAGCCCGCACGGTTTCCCGGAAGCCCTTGGCGGCGTGGTACAGCTCCTCGTCGCCTTCTTGGGTGCCCAGCTCGCGCTCCTTCTTGATGTTGAAGACGTAGAAGGTGCCCTGATCGTTGCTGCGGGCCTCGGAGAACACGCGGTATACGTGGCTGAACATGGGCGGCGTGAACAGGCCGCCAGTGCTGCGGCGTTTCTTGATGCCGTTCATCAGGGACATCCACTTCTTGGAGGCCCGGATTTTGGTGCGGGTCATGCTGATAACCGCCGGCTCGTAGCTGCCGTCCTCGCCCACAATCAGCACGTAGTGGGTCCGGGTGTCCTGGAACTCATTGCCGTTGCCCGGGTGGATGTCGCGCTTCTGCTCGTCCTGGATACACTCGTCCAGCAGGAGCAGGCCCTTGTCCAAGTCGTGCTCAGCCACGAGGCCGCCGCCCTTGTTGCGCGGAACCCACTCCAGGATCTTGCGCTCGTAGTGGCACGGGATAACGGTGACGCCCGTTTTACCGTCCCACAGCTCCTCGCTCACGGTGTTAACAAGCTGCCCCGGTTTGGCGCCTTCGATAAAGCCGTCCTCTTCCGGGTCCACCTGCGGGCTCATCTTCTGCAGCACTTGCAGGAACGGGATCGCGAAGTCGTCCTTGTTGGTGTCCTCAAAACCGTCGCCAGCATCCTCCTCAAACATGCCAGCAGTGACCGGCAGGGTTTCGTCTTTGGTTGCGACTTCTTGCTGTTGCTTCTTGGTGTTCGCCATGGTTATTCACCTTCTTTCAGTTTGGGTTTGCCCGGGCTGTTTTACGGCCCCCGGGCTCAAGCCGGCGGGGCGGTGCCCCTACTTCTTTTTGACGGTGCTGGCCTTGTGGTGGTAGGCCCCGAACATGGACAGGGGCACGTCCTCCCCCTCTTCCTCAAGCTCCTGGATCAGCTTTTTCAGCTGGCCCGTGTGAACCGCCTCGTTGACAGCAAATTGGCTGAAGCCGTTGTCCAGGAGCATGTTGGTGAGGTCCTCCACTTGCTGCTCCTGGCCCTTGTCGAACGGCAGGGTGACGTCACGCTTAACCAGCGCCCCGTGCCCGTGGTCCACCAGCCATTGCGCCACCTGCTTCAAGTTCTTCTTGGGAACGCTGCACTTGAGCGAATCCTTCACCTCGACGGTGGTGCCGTCCGCCAGTGCAAACATGGACATATTCAGCTCGTTGAGCAGTAGCTCCGGCAGCTCCACCTCGGCCACCTTGCGGAGCCGCTCTTTGGCCTGTTTAAGCTCGTCCGCAAGGTGCTCCACCTCAGCTTCCAGCTCCACCTGACGCTCCGCCAGTGTGGCCACCTTCCGCAGATCGCTATCGGTTGGCCCGGCGGCCTGTTCCTGCTCTGTGTCCTGCTCGAAATCAATCATGCTGCACCCCCATGGATGTTGACTGGAATGTTGTAGTACCGGCCCTCCCTGCGGTCCCACTGCAGCAGGTTGAACCGGCCCCGGTTTAAGTCCGCCGCCACGGCGGCGGCGGTTGCGATGGCGGAGGGGCTACCCACCGCCAGCAGGTAATCGTCGTCCGTAAAGCTGACCAGCTTTTTTCGCAGCGCCCGGACCATGGGGGCCGGTGCGAGCGATACGTTGCCGGAGGGCAGCAGAAAGTCCAGCTCCCCGTAAGCTACCGCCGGACTCAGGTCCAGCGCCGGCACCACTTCGCCAGCCACTTTCTTCACGGGTTCTTGCACCACGTATACGGTCATTTGTTGTCCCCTTCTTGCGTTCTAGGGTTTAAGCCTACGCCCCATTGGAAGCTCTTTGCAAGGTTGTCCTTAATCTGCAGGGCGTCTGTAATTTTCTCGTCGATGGTGCCCGGCACACAGTAATCCACGTACAGGGCCGAGTCACCCTCGAAGCCGTGGCGGTGCATCCGGTCCTCGGACTGGCTGCGGTGCTCGTAGTTGAACGAGCGGCTGTAATACCGGCTGGAGCCGGCCTTGTAGAAGTCCAAGCCCCGCCCGGCGGTGTCCGGGGTGGCCACCATGTAGAAGGCCCGGGGGTCGCACTCCTGGAAGGCCACGGCGTTCGGCCAGCGCTCCTCCTCCGGTATGTTGCCGTAGTACCCCACGGCGCCCCGGCCCGTGGTCTTGGCCCGCTCGTTAAGGGCCGCCAGTATGGCGTCCGCCTCGTGCTTAAACCGGCACCAGATAACGGCCTTCTCGTGCTGGTGCTCCAGGTCCGTGAGCAGGGCCTCCAGCCGGGGGTTTTTGGTGTCCACCGGCACGGCTTCCCCCTGCTCGTTGACGTACCAGCCGCCCACGATTTGCTGGAGCCGCATCTGCAGGACAAGGGCGTTTTCCGCCAGCACCTTGTCACCCTCCTGCGTAATGGCTTCCCACAGTGCGTCCTCCGGGGTGGTGCCCGGGGGCAGGTCGCCGAGGTTGGCCACCCCCTCGTTCAGCAGGTCGTTGTAGACCCGGCGCTGCTTCGGCGTCATTTTGACATACCGGGTTTTATACACCTTCTCCGGTAGGTTGAGCACGGCCTTGTCGACGCTGTAGCTGTACGGCCCCACCGCCGACTCCAGCTCGTCCATGTTCTTGTAGCCCACCACCTCGTTGACCACGGCGTCGTGCCGGATGCCCGTGCGGGGGTCGTAGCGCCCGCACCCGGCGAACACCTTCGTCTCGAACTCCCCGTAATGGGCCTTGAAGGCGGTGAAGGTGCTGTGCCCGATGATGTTCGGGTCCAGGAAGGCAAACGGGGCGTAGATGTCGAACGGGCCTTGGGTGATGGGGGTGCCGGTCAGGAACCGCTTCATGACCACCCCCTTCGCCTTGCCCGCGTTACGCACCAGCCGGGTCCGTTTGGCGCCGGGGGTTTTGATGTACTGGCTTTCGTCCACCGCGACCATGGTGGCAAAGTTGCGGAACAGGCGCCACAGGAACTTCTTCCCCGGCTCCGTTAACGTGCCCTCGTAGTGGATGGCCACCAGCCGGAAGCGCTCGCCCGGGGCCGGGTCGAACAGGGCCTCCATTTCCGCCTTCGCTTTTTTGGTGGTGGGGGTGGACTCCCACCCAAACGTCTGGACGGGCAGGTGGTCGGGCCAGTGCTTGCCCAGTTCCTTTTCCAGCCAGTTGCGCTGAAGCCCGGAAGGCACAATAACCACCGCCGCCTCTATGCGGCCCCGGGCGTAGTTGTAGCCCATGGTGTCCATGGTCACTTTCGTCTTGCCGGTCCCCTGCGGCATTACCAGCCCGAAGTTCGCCATGTCCTTGGACAGGTCGAACACCTCGCGCTGGTGTGGCAGGGGCTCGGTCTTGAACTTGTAGTCCATACCGTGTTCCTCGTTCTGTGCGTTCTTGCAGTAAGGCCCCTTACGTTACGCGCGGGGCAGGGGTTTTGTAAACATAAAAGAATACGGTTGTTCCCGCGTTGGAAAGGTACTTGTAAGTCCCTGTTTTAACGGAAGTTATTACCTGTTCTAATGGCCAATACGGGCACGAATACACGTAAGCCCCTGTTTTTATTGAACTATATTCGCATATTCGCAAAAATGGCCGACCACGGTAAAAACAAAATTTATTTTAGAACCCCCCCGCGCACGTGTAAGGGGCTGGCGTGTGCGTAAGTGGTTGACCATAAACGCAAAAAGCCCCATTCGCGGGCTAATAACCTGCGAATAGGGCTAATGGGTACAGCACTGATGAGAGGAGGTTGTCATGGCGACGGAACTACCCTACCGCACCCGGGCGGCCCGGGCAACCCCTACTCACCGAGGTAGTGCGCCCGCTCCTGTTGCTGGTACAGGTTGCACCGCTCCAGCGCTTGCTGGAGGTCCTTGCTCCACCAGTAATAGGCCCCCAAGGTTTCACCCCGGCGGGTTGGCTCCGCTACTTCCATCATCCACGTGCTGTCCGGGGGTTCGCAGCTCTGCGTCCTGCTCGAGGCGCAAGCCGTCAGGAACAGGCATGTCAAAGCAACGGCGGAACTCTTCGCTGGCGCTGTCCAGCGCTTCCAGTATGCGACGTTCTTGCCTCGCCCCCTGCACCCGTACTGCCTCCAGGAGTTCGGCCTGTGTGGCGAGCTGTGCGGCCTTACGGTCGCGGTCGGCCTGTACCTGTTCCAGTTCATCCTTCGCCCCCTGTAATTCACCGAGCTGGCGGCCTTGCTGGTACACGTACCACCCGGCCCCGGCTAACGCCAGTATCAGCAGGACCGTCACCCACTTGCTGGCCAGAAATTTACTCAGCATCCTGCACCCCCGCCCGGACGTCCTTATACAGGCCGACCACCGTGGCCAGGATGCCAATGGCGGCGACCGCTATCGTGCCCCCGGCGCCCGTGGCACCGTCCAGCACCTCCGGGCGCGTAACCCGCTCAACCACGAAGGTCGTCAGGGCCACGGCCCACCACAGGGCCAGCTTGCTGTGGAGCCGGTGCTTATCCGCCAGCCCGCTCAAACGTGTTAAGCGCTTCCGCCATGCCGACATATACCTGCTCCTCGTTTTGCTTGACGCCACCCCACTGAGCCACGTAACCCTCGCGCTCGGTTATCCGGATATCCAAGTGGAAACCGGGCCGGGGGTTCCAGTCCGGGTAGAACCCGATGCCGGTAAAGCCGCAATCCTCCGCCAGACAGCGGAACAGTCGCGCGTCGCTGGCGGTGCTTATGCCGTAGGGCATGACGTCCACCGCCCGCACCTCGCCCCAGCGGTCCACGTTGTGCTGGCTGGTGGCTGTGCCCCCAAGGCGGCGGCCTACCGCCCCGGGTGCCGGGCTCACCACAATGGGCCGCCCCCACTTGCCCCGCAGGGCGTCCAAGTTGCTTTTGAGGGCGGGGCTTAACTGGTCAAACCACCCTTGGAACTCTTCCGGTTTAAAATACTGCATCATGCCTCCTTCTTATACAGGCTCCGCAACCATTTCATATGACTGATCCGTGAAAGTTTCCGGCCAGTCATACGTGATATTGCGGACCGCCACAATCCGGTATTCCACTCCGTTGTACGCAAAAGTCGGCAAATCACGGAACCAGAAGTCTGGTTCGAGAGAAAAAGACGCCGGGCCAGCCGGGCGTGCTCTCATGCCGTAGGCACAGCAGTAGCCCCCCTCAAGCGGCCTAGTGTACGTGCCAAGGCCCGTCGCGTTATCCCGGTAGAACGGTTGCTGTTCGTCAATCTCAGGGAACCCCGTCACATACACGTCCGTCGGGGTGTATGTGCTGCGGTCATCGAATAGCGACAACGGGGAGGCGAATTCCTTGTTGATTGCGCCGTTTGGAACGAACGGCCCGGTGTAGATGAGTAATGGGGAGTCAAATTCAGCGGTTGTGCTTTGGAGGTTACTGTTTTCGTCCAGATAATAATCCCTAACACCCTGCAGCTTGATACGTAACTGGCGTCCAGTTTCATACCCGAACAGTAACTTGCTGCTCATCCCAGAGCAGGGGTCCAAACTAGCCCCACAATCACCAAAAGACTGATATGGTTGGTCCGAGTATGCACCGTCGCGATCTCCGCGTTGGCAGATAAACGTTCGGAAAGGGCCACCGCCCCCGGCTGTGTAATCCACAATGTTCTGAAACGCCCCCTCAAACACCATATCAGCCCCCAAGGATTCCCAGCTTGTTGAGAGCCACTAACCCGGTAATGGTTAACCCGGCCACGGTCAAGCCGATGGGCAGCCCCACTTTCACAGCCTCCCACCGGCCCTGAGCGACCCCGGCCTGCTCCGCCAGCCGTTGGTCCGCCACCGCCATCCGCTCATTGGAGGCCCGTAGCTCCTTCAGGATGTTGGTGCTGTCCCGGTGCGTTTGCTCCTTCCACTCCCGGATGTCCTCGCGGAGGTACAGCACCGTTTCGTTCGTGCTGTTGACCCTCTCGTGCGCCCGGGCGGTGGTTTTATACAGCTCCCGGATGTCCGTTTCATGCTCGTTGAGCTTGGACCAGATGGGGGCCGTAGGGCCGCCCCGGCGCTCGCAAGCCTCCGGGGGTCGGTTGCTTGGGTCGTAGTGGCGCTCAGTCACTACGGTCTCCTTATGCCAGCGGGTCAGCAGTAGCGGACAGTGCACCAGTATCGTCCACTGTAATCTTATAGCGGGTGCCGTCCGGGCTGTAGAGGTGGATGCCGCGAGGGCTGGTGTCGGTGCCAAGCTCCAGATCCCGGTCGCCGACGTGCACTTGATTGCCTGCCGTGGTGGTTGTGTCCTCCCCCAGCGCAACGCCATTCTGCGTTGTTGTATTAGCGTTTCGCCCAAGTGCAACGCCCCCGGCATTGAACGCCCCGGTGCCGATGGATATGCCATGTGGCGACACCGACTCCGAGTCGGTTCCGATGCTGATGCTGTTCGGCGTTCTACAAGCAGCGCCATCCCCAATAGCTACCCCCGAGTCACCGCTGACTTCGGTATCCACACCAAGGGCAATGATCCGGGAAGCCACGCCCAATGAGCCGGAACCAATAGCCACACCGTAATCCGCCTTGGCCGATGCGTTGTGCCCAAGGGCCAACGATGAGGCCCCGGTGGTGTCGCTTCCCGTACCGACGGAGACGGCATTGGTGGCCGAGGACCCGCCGTTATTCCCGATGGCAACCGCCCCTTCGTTATATGCGTGACTATCGAAACCAATACTAACCGCGCCATCATACAGGGCGGCAGCGTTTCCTCCGAGCTTTACGCTCCCGGAAGGCTGGTAAATCGCATCATTCAGCAAGAAACACCCCACGGTGTCCCCGGCTTCCCAGTTTTTAGCCGTGGTCCCGGCCTGCCCGCGTTTCACTTGGACAGTCGGGGCGCTACCACCCACCACGTACACCACCTCCACATCGGACAGGGCCGGGTTCGCAACGCCGGCAGGAACGAGTGTAAGGGGCACCACCTCGTCCGCTGTACCGTCGCCAGCGTTCCAGCTTAGGTTGCCGGATTGGAGCACGGAGTCCAGCTCGGTCCCCGCACGTACCAGCGTTAGTTCTTCCGCGATATCGTCGACAGCTTCCAGCAGCGTGGTTTTCAGGTTGTTAACATAGATAAAGCTCATAAGTCACCTATTAAGTCAAGCGCGTTTTAATGTTGTTTCCCGTCCGGTATAAGGCCCCGGCGGAAACCCCGGCGGCAGCAGCTTCAGTGTCATCCGCGCAATCCGGCAGGGCACGGAAGTCGTAACTCGCAAGAAGCCCGTGAACCAGAGCCGCCGCGCTCGTGAAGTCCACACCAGCTAGAGCCCCGGATAGCAGGTCAACCGCATCCGCGCTCTGCGCCTTCATGTCACCGAGGGGCTGGTTTTTCAGCCACAGGACGTCGGCGCCCTGCACGAACTTGACGTGGTAAAAACCGGCTGCAGCGTGAAACAGGGCCACACCGTCGGAGCCCGTGGTGAACGGGTTGTCCAAACTTTGCTCCCCTGCGGCGTCCGCGTACAGGGTGGCCGGGGTGTTGTCCTCGCTTTCCGGGTTGTTGCGGTCCACTGCGTTGTAAACATGGACGGCCACGCCCGGGGCCACGATGCCCTGATGGGAGCGGACGGTCCTGTACCAAGAATCGTAGAACGCGCCACCGGCCTCCGTGGTTCCGGGGGCGTTTAGCGGGGCGCTGTTGAGTGGTGTTGCGTTAAGCGTCATAACCCTTGTCCTATACTGGTGGGTTGTTGAACTGGAGTGTTAGCTTACCGCCGCCCGGGCCTTCAAACGTAACCGAGGTCATGCGCTCGATGGTGACGGTGTTTGGTTCCTCCCCCACTGTAACCTCTTCCACCTGCCGTTCGACTTCGGTATACACCGTACCGTCCAGAAGTTGGTCTCCCTCCTCATCGAAAAGGTCGGAAAAATCCGGGTTGTATAAAGCACCGTCACGGGACCGGGCTGTGAGGCTGAAGCCCCCTTCCCCGTCCGGTTGTAGGCCCAAGAGCTGGTCCATGTCCCCAAAACTAAAATCCTGGATGGTGTTTTTGGGGCCGTCCTCCTTGAGCAGTTCTTCAAACTCGAGGTCCTGCCAGTTACCGTCCGGGTCTTTGGTGCGTAGGCGGAAGCTACAAGGCATTACACCACCTCGGACAGCTCGTCTTCCCGGGTGATTTCCACGGCGTTGCCAGCGGGGATGGATACGGCGGCCTCCGCGATGCGACTGCCGGCGCTACCAATCAACGCCACCGTGGCAACGTCGGTGGAAACCTCGGAACTGGAAAACAGTGCCACGCTGGTCACAGTAAGTACCCCGGATGCGATGTTGTAGCTGCCGGTGATGTCTTTTGCGGCCACGGTGGCCCCGCCACTGTCCTCGATTTGCAGTTGGGCAAAGGATTCCGTGGATTGGCCCAACCACAGCAAGCCGGTCATTTCCAGCCCGCCGTCAAGGATGGCGTTCTGGACCCGCTCGACCTTGCCCGTGTCCAGATACCTTGTTGTAATGTAACCTTTCCAGCTTGCCGGTTTCATCTCTGTCTCCTGTCTGTTTCCTGGATTTTAGCACACGCGGGGCGAAGGCATAAGTGCTACCCGCCGAACGGTAGGTCCTCGTCCGTGTGCAAAGGTGTATCCCCGAGGGGCACGTCCGCGTCTACACTCAGCGCTGCCCCGGCCACTGGCACGTCCGCATCCACGCTCAGGCCGCCGTCCAAGGTAATTTCCCGCACGGAGACGCGCCCGGTCCAGCTACCCCGGGAGCCCGCCGTATCGGTGATGTCCCGGAAGCTGGTTTGCTGCCCCCACCCTTGGGTCTCCCCGGGGCTGGTGGTGGTTATGTCCCGGAAAGTTACCGCCTCGGACCAGCCGGTGTCCGTAGACAACGCCCGCATCTCAGCCAGCATGGCCTCGGCACTGGCGGTCCAGCCGGATGCGGCTTCAATTACGGGCGGCTGCAGGACCGGCACTGTGCGGCCAGCCCAGCCGCTTTGAACCGGAACGTGCGTAAACTGCTTGACCCCGGTGGCTGCGCCCCACCCGGCGCTGTCCCCGGTGGTTTCCCCGATATCCCGGGCGGATACGCTCTGGCTCCAGCCTGTGTTTTCTGCCTCCTCGTAGGTGCCGCCCAGCACCCCGTCCACGTCCGTGTTAACCCCCAGCGGGGAAGCCGGGTGCGCGTTCCGGCGCTCCAGCCGCTCAAGCCGACGGCCTATCTCGTAGGCCGGGTCCACCCCGCTCCGGCTGCGCCGGGCTTGCGTCGGTGGCACTTGCTGCCCTTCCACCACCTCGCTCGGGCTGGTAAGCGTTACGGACACATTCAAGTCCGTGCCGTCGGTGGTGCGCTGCACCTCGGTCACGTACAACGGGGCGCTGAAGGCGGGGTCGTACAGGGTTGTCTGAACCACCTGATCCGGTTCCCAGCCTACCCCCACCACGTCCAAGGTCACATCGTATGCGGGATACGCCCGGTATTTAAGCAGTTCGTCCAGCTTGCGGGTCACCGCCCGGATGTTGTCGCCCCCGTTGTCGGACAGGGGCGGGGCGTCCCGGCGCCCGTACAGCTCGATAGACTGGCGGTCGAAGCGCTCGACCCAGTGGATGCCCCGCACCCGTATCGCGACGCTCAAGTACCCGTTGACCACGTTGCTGGCAAGGATGGACTTGTTCAGCTCCACTATGCCGTCCGGGTCCACGTTCTGCACCTTGAGGCCCATGTCGCGCCATTTTTGCTGCACGATGCGGGGTTCCCCCACCACCTCGACCCCGTCCAGCAGGGACGGGCTGAAGGTGAAACCGCCTATGCAGTCAAAGGACTCGAAGTTCCGGCCAATGGTGAAAGTCCGGTAGGACCAGCCCTGCCCCCGGTACACGTTGTAGACGCCCTCAAGGCTCTGCTTCAGCTGCAGGGTGTCGCGCACGGTGGCGCCGCTACCTTGGGTCAAGTCCGGGCCGGGGTTGGAGAGCGGGTCGAAAAAGTACAGCACCCCGTCGCGCACCTTCCACGCCCACCCGGTCAGCAGGCACACTTCTTCCATGAGGTCGTACAGGCTGTCGTACTTGCTGGCGTACTCCTCGATCAGGGCGTTGTTTGTAGCCACCCCAGCAAGCGACACGTCGCGAAGCGCCGGGGTGCCCTGAGTGTGGCGCTGCCATGCTTGCAGGACGACCGTGCTGGCGCCTGTGCGGCGCCACACGTCCAGGAACCGGGTGTGGCTGGCGACGTACTCCAGTGACCGGCACTGCACCCGCTTGAAGGTGGCGGCCCCGTTCCGGCGCTCGTCCACGTTGGTGATAATCACCTGCCACGTTTGCGAGGCCCCGTCCACGGTTTGGGTAACAGTAACGGGTTCCCCGATGTAGGCTGCAGCCATGGCGGCTTCTTGCCCGGGCACCTGCAGGGGTTCCAGGACGAAGTCGATGGCGGCCACCCGCTCCGAACTGCTTTCCTTGATGGCAAGGTCGCGCACGTAAGCCGGGCGGCCCCCAACGGTAACGGACTGGCTGAACTCCCCGAATACCGGCATTAAAACGCCCCCGACATTTCCAGGCCCCGGCGCCGCATACGGTCCAGCATATCCCTGTCGTCGCGGATTACCGCGTGACGCATATCCACCACGGTGGAACCCCCGGCGCTACCGAAGCCGCCCCGGCCACCACCTGCGGAACCTTCCGCCTCTATGGAGGGTGCGACCTTATCGTGCAAGCCTTCAAGCCGCCCGTTAACCCCCTTCACCATGTCGTCGGTATCCTTGATGGTGCCGTCGCGCATACCAGCGAACTCCCCGAGGATACCGTTGGCCATGTCCGGGATAATGGAGTTGCCGACCGCCTGCGTATACAGGTTTTTCAGCTTGCCGAGAATGTTGGACACCATGTTGGACACGTAACGCACCGCGTTCTTGACCATGTTGGCAATCGCCTTCAGGACGTTTTTGCCCATGTTGACGAAATACTGCACCACCTGTTGCGCCATGGTGGCAATCGCCTCCACCAGCGCCACCACCATCTGACGGGTGGCCTCCAGGAGCCGGTTTGCGAGGTTGGTCCAGTACTCAATAACCTGCGTAACCAGTTGCATGAAGGCTTTTGATACCTTCGTGGCGAACTGGCTAATGCTTTCCACCAGCCCGGTCACCCACTGCACTGTCGCCTCTAGCAGTTGCTTGCCGAGGTTGGCCCAGTACTCCACGGCCTGCGCCACCACCTGCGCCACCTTTTCCAGGATTTGCGCCATGGTTTCCTTGATGGTGGTCCACAGGGATTCGATCAGCTCCAGGAGGCTGGTCAGCACGGCTTTCCAGCCGCCGAACGCCTGCACGAACTCATTGACGCGGGTCACAACAAGGTACACGGCGGCGGCCACAGCGGCGCCGATGGCAATGAACGGGGCAAGGGCCGCAAGGGCCGGGGCCGCTGCCACCTGCAGGGCGATGACGGCTACCTTCAGCGCCGCGAATGCTTTTACGGCGCTGCCGGCGATGGTGATAACCTTGCCCACAATAATCAGCAACGGCCCAAGTGCCGCCGCCAGCCCGACGACGACGCCGATGGTTTGCTGCACGGGGCCGGGCAGGGCGCCGAACATCTCAGCCAGCGTACCAACCACCCCGACCACGGCTTCCACCACGGGCACCGCGTTCGCTTGGAGCCAGTCCATGAACTGCATCATGATCGGCATCAGCTTGGAGCCCACTTCCACCGCAACGGCTTGGAATTGGCGCTTCAGGATGTCCATCTTGTCGTTGAACTTCTCGGAGGCGGCTGCAGCCTCACCGCTGATACCCAGCCCCAAGTCCCGGAACTTCTGGCGGAGGGCGTCTACATCGGCCCCGCCGCTGCGGAGCGCCGGCCCCATTTGGCGCCCTACACGTTCGCCAAACAGCTCCGCGGCCATGGCAGCCGCCTCGGTGTCGGAGCTGGTGTTTTGCACCGCTGTCAGGAACTGGTTGAACGCCTGTTCTGACGTGATTGCACCGGACTCGATGTCCTCCAAGCTGAAGCCGATGGCCTGCAGGGCGTCAACGTATTTTGTGCGCCCTTCGGCCGCTTGCCCGATCCGCGTGTTAAGCCTGCCCAGTGCCCGCTCGATGTCCCCGTCGGCCATTTGAGTCAGCTGCCCAAGGGCGAACTCCATCTCTTGAAACGCTTCCACAGACAGCCCCGTCTGCCGGGCGGTTTTGGCTACACGGTCGCCCATGTCGGCGACTTTGTTGGTGAAGGCGAAGGTGGCGGCCCCAACGGCTGCAATGGGGCCGGTTACGAACTTGGAAAGGGACTTGCCGGCGCTGGTGGTGCGGCGTCCGAAGCGTTCCATGGCTTCGCCGGTCTTGCGGAGCTGCGCGGCCGAGTCAGACGCCTTGCGGTCTACCTTGTCCAGACCCGCTGTAACAGCGTCGTGACCCTCAAGGGCTATTCGGCCGACTATTTTGAACAGCTCTAACACGGTCGCGCTCCACTATGCTTTTCGCCAGCGCCAGCGCTTCCTCTTTGCTGGTGCGGGGCTTCGTTTGGGTATCCTCAAGTCCGAGGTGCTGCAGGAATTGGCCGAAGGTTTTGCGCCCGGCGTACCCGGCCAACCATGCCCCGAAGGCTTCGACTGTAAGTTGCTCCCGGGCGACCTCCGTTTCCGCCTTGAGGGCCGCTTGGGACAGCCGGTAATACACCTCCGGGCGTAAGCCGTACAGGTATTCCAGCGTCCAGCCGTAACGGGCCAGAAGCCGGTCTACCACGAACCACGGCTTTAGACGAGCATCCCTCGAACCTGCTCGATAAAAGCCTCGAGCTCGGGGTCCTCCTTAATCTGCCGAATGATTTCGGTCATGGTGGACAGGGGTGCGGCCCGCAATTCCTCCGGGGTCATGCCGGCACAGGTGGCCAGAAAGCGCGTGGCGCTTTCCCGGCTGTGCCGGAGCAGGGCCTTCACGATTTGCATACCCACTTCCACCGGGTCGGCCTTGCCGCCACCCTTGGCGGCGTTTTGGGCCTTCTGGATGATTTGTGGGTCGATGTGCTCCATGGCTTCGCCCAGCACCTCCGCGAAATCCAGCGCGGCCCCGGCGGTCAGCTTAACTTGTACGTTCTGTGTCATGGTTTAACCTCCTGTCGCCGGTGTTGGTACGCGGATTTCCCACGGGCTAATGGTAACGTCCGCCGGGTCGAAGTGGGCGGTGAACTGCACCTCCAAGCTGGCTTCGTCGTCGTCCGTGGTTTCCAGCTCGAAGTTGCCGTCCGCCAGCGGGTTTTTGATGATGAAGATTACGTCCTGCCCGGTGTCCTGCCGGCGGCCTACAAGGGCCACGTTCTTAAGATATTCGGAAGCCTTCGGGAACACGTTTTCCCGCGTGATGATGCTGGTGTCCGGTTCCGTGGTGCTGTCCACGGAGCTGCCCAGCAGGGCAAGGGACAGGTTATCCGGGGTCATTTCCAGCAGGTTGGCGGTGATGCGGGCGTGTTCGGAAATAACCCGGCGGCCACCCTTCAGCGGGCCACGGACCCCGTCGATTGGAATTTCGCGCACTTCCTGCTCAATCAGGAAGCTGGCGCCCTCGCGGGTAGCGCCGAGGATGCGCTCGTTGGTTTCGCCGTAGTCCGCAAACACGGCCCCGGCATCGATGATCATGCTTTTAACTGTTTCGGTGGTTACGCCTGACATATTGTGCCCCCGTTAGACGGTGATAAGCCCTTTGACTGCGTCGTAGGTCCGCGGCCCCACTTCCGGCACCTGCAGGATATCCCCGGTTGTGTCGAATGGGCCATTCTGTACCCTGAATTGTACTATTGCATCCGCTGTACTGCTACCAATCCGGGGCAATTCCTGTAATTGGCTGGCGTCTGCGGTGTTAATGTTGGTTTTGGACAGCCCGGTTGGCCGGTCCACCCGGGCCTCCACGGCAGCGCCCCGGAGCATACGGGTTCCGAAGGTGGCCCGCCAGCGGCTGACGTTGGGTTCCGGTTCTGGCACCGCCCCGGATTGCTGCAGCTTCAGCCGGACGTGCCCCCGGGCCGTGTCCAGCTCGCTGTAATCCAGCAGGTCGATCAGGCGGTAGGCGATGCCCTGCAGCCGGGCAAGGCTGGCGCCGCTGTCCCAGCAGTGGAGCTCCAGGGTGCCGGCGGCCACGGTGCCGGAGGTGTTCATGACCGGGTTCAGCGTGTGCTGGACCACGATATACGGTTGCCGGTCGGTGGGGCTCCACTGCGTATACACCGCCGGCTGGCCCGTGGTGGGGTCGGTGGGCAGCATACCCGCCAGCACCGGGTCGGCCCGCAAGGTTTCCACGATTTCTTGAAGCATCAGTCAATCCTCTTGGTCAGCTCCCCGCGTATGGCGGCCAATACCTGCTTGATGGTGTCCACAAAGAACGGGCGGGGCGCAATGTACTTCGTCCCCATCTCCAAGTGTACCGCGTACTCCTTATCGCTGCCGACGTAGTACAGGGCCTTCTTGGTGGGGCTGGCTGCGGTGGTGATACTGGCACGGAGGTCGCCGGACAGTACAGCGGGGGCTTCCCCCGGGGCGGAGGCTATGTGGGTCCGCCCGGTTTTGCTGACCTTGTACTCCTGCCCGGACCGCTGCCCGGTGAGGGTGCGTTTGATGGCTGCCTCGGCTACGAGAGCGGCTTGCTGTGCGTTCTTGGCGGTGCGGGCTTCGACGTCGCTGATAACCTGCTTACGGTTGGAGGTCATCCGGACTTTGTTCATCGCTCACCCCCGCTTGCAGCGTCAGGAACAGGCCCACCGGGCGCCGGTCCACGGCCCCGGTGATGCCGAGGTACACGCCCCGCTCCAGAAGGTACAGGGTGTCGCCGTCCTGGATGTCTGCGTCCCGTAGGGCGGTGACAGTGTAGGTGCCGGCGGGGCGCTTGTTTTCCGCTACCACTTCCTCCGCCGGGGTCGCCGTGGCGTTACAAGGGAACGTGCCCACCAGCACCGGCTCCTTGATAACCCCGCCCATTCCGTCGTCCCGGGCTTCTGTGCGCCAGACCTTGCAGCGGTCGAACAGGGCGGTCCCGTCGAAATCGGACAAGGTGCCTTCGTACAGGGTGCGGGAAGCCCGGCGGCTGGTGCCCGTGGTCACGGACATAACCTCCCGGGCTTGGAGTGGCATGGAACTGTCGTGATGGCCCGGCGCCACGACACCGCCAGCGGCCAGAACGTCCTGTCGGAGTGCTACCCTACTGGCCCCTTTGCTCGGGGTGCCAGCGGGCGCCACAGCCGCGAGAACGAGGTAGCCGTGGTGGTGCTCCGGGGTGTCGCTGCCCGGTGGCCAGTAGGTGAAGGGGTGCGTGAGCCTCATAGTACCGTCAGCCGCGCCTTAACCTTGTCCACCTTCCGGAGCTTGCCGGTGGTGTCCAGTGACATGGCCATCTGGCCGAACTGCGTGGAAGCGAGGCCCGTGCCGGTGCCTTGCTTGCCCTCGAAGCTCCAGGAACCCGTTGCAACGGCCTCCTGACGCTCCCGGGGGTCCGTTACCGCCACGAAGTGGGCGGCAAGGTAAGCCAGCACCTGACTCCCCAGCGCGTCCGGCAGGGCGTTACCCACCTGAGCCGCGTACAGGGCCTCAGCCGTAGCGATGAACGGGGCCACGTTAAGCTCCGTTTCCACTATGGCTTCGACGGCTTCCGGGGTGGTGCTGGCGGCCATGGTTTAACCCTTGGACTCTTGCTTCTGCGGATTGGTGGTCACGTCGGCGGACGCCTTTTGCTGGCCACCCTGCTTCTGTTGGGTCGGTTGCTCGATACGCTCGAGGCTGTCCATGCCATGGGCTTTCGCCTGTTCCGGGGTCAGCTTAACCTTGTCGCCAATGGTATAGGACTTCTTGTCCTTGCCCCGGCCCGTAACCAGCTTGCCGCGTGTGATTTTGTACTCGGGCATGATTTACTCCTTAACTACCCCGGGCCGGAGCCCGGGGGTTGTGGTTTACCGCTTAGGTGGCGGGACGGAGGTGTACGATACCGCAACGGCCATCGTAATCGGACTTCAGGCGGGCGGCCCAGCAGGCCATGACCTTGAAGTTCTCGACCATACCGCCCTTGGAGCTCCACTGGATAGTGGTGATGGGCTGCGCGATGGCAAGGTCCACGGTGTCGCGGGTCATTTGCACGAGAACCACGTTGTTACCCGGCAGGCGGTCGGCTACCTGCACCCGGCTGATACCGGACAGGGCTTCCAGCCGCTCGCGCACGGTGAGCGGGTAATTCTCGTTGTAATCCTCGTCCAGCTTGTACTCGTAAGCGGCGGGCACGTACAGCACGAACGGGCCGTGCTTGTTGTCGTCCCGGGCGCTCTGCAGCATGGTTTGAACGTCATCCAGGATGGTGGCGTTCTGCGCCTGCGTCAGAGTGTCCCAGTTGGTGCCCATGTCCACCTGAGTCCGGCCCGGCATGGTGGTATAGCCGTACAGCTTATTACCTTCCACCACAATCGGGGCGCCGCCGAACAGCATATCCTCAGAGCGCTCGCTTACACGGCGGGACGCGATGCTGGACGCGGTTACGTCGATGGACTCGCCCATCTGGCGGCTCGCTTCCAGCCGGCGGATGTTGACGTTGAAGTCCTTGTGGAAAATGGGCACCGGCACACCACGCAAGTTCCAAGCCGGGGTGTCGCCTTCACCTTCCGTGATACCGGACATGGACACATCCGCCCCAGTCATGTCGCTTTCCTCCTCCCACTGGCTCAGGGTAGTACCCAAGGAACCGAGGTTGTGGGTAAGGCCGGCGGACTGCAGGTCGCGGATGCCCACGAGGCGGTCGGTGGCCACGCGAATCACTTCGGTGTCGATTTGCTTCCACTCGTCGTAGCGGAGCAGGGCGCCGTCATTGGCGACCAGTGGTTTGCCGTCGTTGCCAACGATGCGGGCCTGCCCGTCCTTGTTCTGGTACGGGCGGTGACTATTGACGTTCAGACGGCCTGTGCCCAGTACAGCACCAGCGCCGCCGACGTTTGCGATATCTTGGGGCATTACAGCACCTCCAGTTTCATGCGGGCGGGAGCGCCGCCGGTTGAGTTGTCCACGGTTTGCAGGGCCTTCGCGATAGCCACACCAGTGTCCAGCGCCTTGAAGGTGCCGTTACCAGCGGACTCCAGCAAGGTGCCGGCGGTAATGTTTTCCGCGTCAGCGATCCAGCCGTACACTTCGTCGCCGCTGGTGCTTACACCGTACAGCAGGGTATCCGCGTCCGCGTAAGCGACGTCAATACCGTTGCCCACCAGCTCGTTCGCGCGGGCAAAGGCTGGCACCGCTGCGCCGCCTGCCGTGGCGTGTGCCACTGCGTCACCACCGGGAACCGCGTCTACCAGCATACCCGGCAGGATGCCGGCTTCCGCTGCGACGGCCTCTTTCCCCATGGGGGAGCCCTTCAGGAAAATAACCTTTGGAGTGTCGTTGCTCGGCATTACTTGCCCTCCCCTTTATTTGTGTTGTCGAACAGGCTCGGCGGGGTCATGGCTGCAGCGGCCTCAGCCTCTGCTTCTGACTCCGCGCCGTTTACCTGCAGCGGCTCGCTGCCCGCGCCACCGCGGACGCTGTAGTTGGCCACCGGGCGAAGGCCATTGGCCACGGTTTCCAGCGTCGGAACGTCCATGCCCTCCAGTTGCTCGGCGGTCATGTTACTGTTCGCGGTGATTTGGTCCACCAGCCCCTTACGGTGCTCGGCGTACTGGTTGCGGGCAAACTGCAGCGCCTGACGATCCTCGTCGGACAGGGCCGCGTCTTTGTTGGTTTCCGGCTCTTGTGCCGGGGTGTTTTCTTCAGGCATGGCGCCCTCCTGCTCGTTGGTTGCCCCCGGCTCGGGAGCGGTTGGGTTGTCTTCTTGGCGGTTGTTATCCATGTTCCCCTCGGTGCCGTACTGGCTGTGGATGGCCTTCAGGGTATCGTAGGACATTTCGAACAGGGCGAACATATCGTCCGGAACGAACGGGCTGGCTTCCAAGCTAACAAGGTCCGCCACCATCTGGCGGAAGTCGTCGCTGGCGCCCCGGCGGTTGGCCTCAAGCGTGATGGCCTGCAGGGTGTCGTCCTGCCCGTTGGTGTCCAAGCCCTCGCCGGTGCCGAACGCCTTGTTGATGGTGGCGACGGCCCGTGCAAGGGCGGTCTGTTTGGTTTCTGCTTGCGGCATGGTTGCCCCCTTGGATTGGTTGGCTCGTACCCCGCACCCGTCGGCAAAGGAACAGGCCCCGGGCACGTCGAACAGGATTGCGAGGTGGTCTGGCTTGATGTCCCGGTGGATAATAACCCCGTCCCCTTGCTCGTGTGCGGCGAAGTACCCGGTGCTGACGTCCACCTGCAGCTCCCCGGCCTCCAGCGCTTCCACAGAGCCCGGGCGGTTGGCCTCGGCTTGCTGCACGTTGATCCACGCTTCGGCCTTGAGCTTGCCCCCGGTGTAACCACTGTTGAAGATGGTGCCGACGGCCCACTGGTCCAGGACGTCGGGGGTGTTGGCGGACAGCTCGTTACCCGCTTCGTCCTCCGGGTGGCCGAAGGTTACGGGGGAACCGTTCCAGGACTGCGGGTGGAATTCCTCGGCCGGGATTTGCGCCCCGTTCATGGTGACGCCGAGCTTTGCCATTACCACGGGCACCACCAGCCACTCCTCGCCCCGCCAGCTCCGGCGATACGGCTCGGCAAGCTGGTTCAGCGTCATGGTGCTGCGCTGGTGGTTGTTGGTTTGCTGGCGGCTACAAGGCACGGCCAATCTCCAGGAATTTTCCTTAACTATGGTTGCCAGTAGGTTACACGTCAACGACGGGAATGGCAACGCATCTACAATTCGGGTGAACAGGAATCAGGTTTTCCACCTCCGCCAGCGTATACTCCGCGCCCTCCAGCCCGGCACAATCCTCGCAGACCCGCTGGTCCCCGGCGGTGGCAAACTCCGCTTGCACCGTGACGCCACGGACGCCCGCTTCACGGTAGGTGGCGACGTTGGCGGTGTGGTGGCTGCGGATCACCTCGGTGCGGGCCAGTACCCGGGAGCGGGTGCGGCCAATCTTTTCCACCCGGTCGCGGATACGCTTGGCAATGGCGGCGGTTCCCTGCCCCTGCTCCAAGCCCAGTGCAATTTCCCGGCGGATGCCGGCTTCCATGGCCTCGTTAATGCCCTGCAGGTCCGTGTAAACCCGACCGAGGATTTGCTCCATCTTTTGCTGGTGGTTCTTGCGCTTGATGGCCCCTTCCATGAGCGCCACCTTGCGGCCCTCCGGCAGCTTACGGTTGACCTCGTTTTGCGCCCGGCGGACGCCCTTTTCATACGCTGCGTACAGGTACTCCTCCACCCAGTTGCCCGGCTGCGGCTGCACCCCGCGTTCCCGGACTACCCTCATGGCCTCCTGCGGGTCCATCACGTTGGCGCGAACGGCCTCGTTCACGAAGTCCAGCACCGTGGCGGTGTCCAGCGGCCCCACCGGGAAGTCGTAATCCCGGTTTGCCATAAGGGCCGGGGCCTGCACCATGAAGCTGTCCAGCTCCTTCAGCACCGCCCGCCAGCGCTTGTTGAACTGCGTCACGAACCGTTGGCGGAGCGTTTTGCTGCGGGTGGGGTCGCGCCGGAACTCCGCGTTCACGGACAGGGTGTGGCGGTTACACATCCGCGTCACCCTGCGGGGGCTGGTTGCTGCCGAACCCGGCTTGCACGTCCTCGTCCTCTTCGTCCTCGGGCAGCTCGTCCTCCTGATACCCTGTTTCCTCCGGCAGCCCCAGGAACTCGGCCCGGTACTCCCGGGGCGGCACTAGCATATCGGCGCCGGTGGAATTGCTGTACGCGGTCAGGGACTCGGTGCGGATTTTGGCGATTTCCGCTTGCTCCCTTTCGCTGAGGCTGGCCACCGGGTCCCAGCCCACGGTGAAAGAGCCCTGCGGCTGCGGTAGGTTGCCGGTTTCGATCAGCTTTTCAATCAGCGGGCGTAGCACCTGCGGCGCCGCGTAATTCTGCCGGCGGTTGTCCACCTGCGTCGCCCAGTTGGTGGCGTCCTGTGAGCTGGCCAGCTCCCCGGCCTCGCTGCCCGTCAGGATACGCAACGGAATCCCGTAGGTGCCCGCCAGCTTCTGCAGCAGGGTCCGGGCGTTTGCCTCCGGGTTGGGAGTATCGCTGCCCAGCACCGTTGCCTTGAGGCCCGTGCCGGTAATGTTCCGGCGGAGCTGGTGCTCGTACTCGTCCGCCTGATCCTTCATGCGGTCCAAGTCCTCATCGTCGAACTCGGCCCCGGCGTCGGCGCTCCACAGGATGCCCCGGTTGGCTGCAAGCCAGAAGGTCTCGGCGCTACTGCCCACCACCTTCTCCAAGTCCATGAGGTCGTTGTACCCCGCCAGCAAGCGGGGCAAGCCGTACACCTCGTCATCGTCCAGGAACTCAGCAAGGTGCAAGGTCCGGGAGTGGTGTACCGTGATGGACTTGCTGGCGGACGCCTGCCCGCCTGCCCGGGCGCCGCCGGTCTGCAGGGTATACAGCTCCGGCAAGCCGAACCGGGGGCTGCGAGGGTCCATGTCCCACCGGGTCACCTGTACGGACTGCTCGCCGAAGGCGGAAAGGTACTGCAGCTCCGCCCGGCCCTCTACGGGCTGGTACGGCTCCGCGTTGTCCGCGAACCCAAGGAACAGGACGCCGAACTGGCCGACGCCTGCCAGCCGGTCCGCCCGCTCAAGGTAGTGCCGGATCTTGAGGTCCTTTTCCAGCCGCTCCCACTCTTTGGCGAAGCCCCCGGGCTCCTCGTCGCTGGTGCGCGATTCGTCGTACACGTCCGGGGCCTCGCTCCACGTGGCCTGCGGGAACGCCCGGACGATGCGGCTGGCGATGCCGTTGCGGTGGTACATCGCCAGGAAGTGGTCCACGGTTAACTGTTTCGGCCAGCCGAAAACCTCGTAGCGGTCCCGCTTGCCCCCGTGGCTTTTGCCCAGCAGGCGGTTCCATAATGCCCGGAACATGCCCGCCTCGGAATAGGTGTTGCTCATAGTACCCTCGCCCGTTTTTTGCTTCTGCGGATGCGTTTCTCCACAGCATACCTGATCGCGTCGATGCAGTGGTTATTGTCGTCTACCGGCTCCGGCAGGATTTCTTCCGTTACCTTGTCCACCTTGTAGCTATAGAGCCGGGTCTCCTCCAGCGTGTGCTGGCACCGGGGGTGGACCACGATTTCCCGGTAGCCCCGGAGGTGCTGGATGCCATCGTGTACGCTGCCCTGCCACTTCTTGACCCCGCGGATGCGGGGCAGGTGCTCCCGCTCCCCGTGCGGGTCACGCTGCTTCAGGTAGCTAATGGTTTCCGGCCTTGCGCTGTCCGCCTTGACCTCATGCTGCTCGATGCCGGGCACCCGGTCCACCACGAAGTCAGCTGTGTCGCTGATTTCCAGCCCCACCTTGTACGCCTCGTGCTCCACGAACAGGTCGCCGCCATTGACCCAGCACTTGACCGCCGTGGTGGGGTCATTGGCGAAGCCGAAGTCCATGCCGTAGTACGGCCCCTCCCAGTTTGGCCCGGGTTCAAACTCCCGGACGGCCACCTTGCCGTTCAGGATTTGCCGCTCGCTGTTTTCGAGGTACGCGCCCTCCCAGATGTGGGCGTAGGTGGCGGGGTCGTACAGCTCTTTCGCGTCCAGCCGCTCCTCGTTCAGGGCGTCCGTGAAAAACGGGTTGTCCTGCCAGTTGAGCTCCACGATGCTGGAGCGCCGGGGCACCCGCTGGCGGAACCGCTTATCCACCGGGCTGTTCTTGGTGCGGGGGTTCCAGATAACCCAAATCTCGGACCCCGGTGCCCGGATGGTGGGCGTGAGGTCGCGCCAGCTATGCTCCGGAACGTCCTCGGCCTCCTCCACGATGCAGAGGTCGATCTGCGCCATGGACTTGATTGCGCTCATGTTGTGGCGCAACCCCCGGAATATGAACTCGGTGCCGTTGGCCCCGTAGATGCCCTTCTCCATGACGGTGTAATGCCGCTCCAGGAAGGGGTATTGCGCGATGGCGGCCACCAGCTCCGCGTAGAACGACTCCTTGATGCTGACCTGCAGCTCCCGCGTACACAGGATTCGCAGGGGTTCCGCGTAACCAAACAGGAGGGCCAGCACCGCGAAGCTCACGGACTTGCCGCTACCCCGGCCACCGTAGGCGCCCCGGTAGCGGACCTCGCCCCGGGGAATGCTCATGGTGGGCACCAGCCGGTCGGGGAACTCGACATCTACCTCAGTCATCGCCGTCGCGGTCCACGTGCCAGCCCGCCCGGGGGTTGTCGTTTTTGCCACCGGGGCCACGGCCCTTGATGTTGATGGTGGTGGGCTGCGGGGTCATGCTGCCGTCCGGGTTGGTGATGCTGGAATCCACCTTCTCGTGGTAGCCGTGTTTGCCTAGCAGGAGCTTCGTGATGGTGCTGTTCAACTTGCCGCTGGCGCCGCCGGACAGGAGTACCCGTTGCTGCTCCGCCTTGATGCCCTTAATTATCTGGGAAAAATCGTCGTTTATACGCGCCCACTCGTACACCTGCGTCTCCGGTATGCCCACCTCGCAGGCCATACCCACAATGGACGGAATGACGTCACCCACCAGCTTCCAGCCGCCCTGCATGTACCAGCGGGCCTCGTCGCATACGGCGGGCGTACAGGTGCTCGGCCGGCCCCGCTTCAGCGGTATGCGCTCGCTCTTGGGAACAGGGGACCCCGGCAGGGTGCTCCGCTCCGCCCGCTTCTTGGCCACCCGGTCCGGTTGTTTCTTGGTTGCCATAGTGCTTCCTCCTTTGCCCTGCAGTATACAGGCTGGACAGGGTACAGGGTAGCGCCCGGCCCCTTGCGCGTGCGCGCGTATACTGAAAAACAATAACCAGTGCAAGCATTTAAAGCCCGCGTTGGAAAGGCATTTATAAGTTCCTGTTTTTCCTGGAACTATTACTCCTGCTAATGGCTAATACAACCACGAATACACGTAAGTCCTTGTTTTTGCTTAACTATATTCGCATATTCGCGATATTGCACGACCTCGGGTGTTTTGTTTTTTGTTTTCATAACCCCCGCGCACGTGTAAGGCAAATTAACCCGCGTAACGTGTTGTTTTTACGCACAAAAAAGGCCATTCGCAGTCGAATAGACTCCGAATGGCCTAATGGCTAGTACACTGTTTTCTAAGGGGTTTTCTCCAATGGCCCTTAACTTACACCGCGACCCCGCCCCACTGCAAGCCCAATAACACGGGCGGCGGCATCCTGCGCGTTCCGCACCCGGTGCCCGCCCGGCAAGGGCACTTCCAGCCGGTCCCCCACGGGGGTTTCCCGGTAAGCCACCTTCAGCCGCTCGTACCCTGCTTCCAGTTCCCCGGGTTTTTGCTCAAGGTACAGCAGCGCCCGCATATCCGCCTGACGGTCCTGCAGCCACACCACGAACTCTGCAAGCTGCTCCCCGTCGTCCAGCCCGTTGCACCACTGGTCCAGCGTCGGCACGTCCACCCCGCGGATGGCGGCCACCTGTGCCGGGTCCAGCAAGGGGGCATGACGGCCAATCAGCGCCAGCGTGAACCGGGTAATACCGAATTTATTGTTCATCACCAATCTCCCTCCCACCTGTCACAAGGTTTACGGCTTCCGCGGTGTCGCGGCCATTGCACTCCATTTCCGCCAGTGCCCCGTCGCCCATCCGGCCCTCAAGGTGCCCGGCCAAGAACTGCAGGGTGTGCCCCGCGTGTTCGGCCTCCTCCAGCAAGTCCACTAAATACGGCCCGTGGACAACCACAGGCCCGTCCAACGCCCCCGGGTAGTACCATTGGCCGGGTTTCACCTTCAGGGCACTGTAGCCCGCCACAGCGAGCCGTAGAAGGGGGTCCTGATTGTCCCACCAGTTCCGCACGGTCTGCCGGTCCCGGCCAATGGCCTCGGCAAAGGCCGTCACAGTGAGCCCCGTGTGGTTGCGGATGTAGTCAACAAGGTTATCCATGTCAGTGAACCTCCCCGGTTGCGGCGGCCAGTCGTTGCTCCAGCACACCCCGAACCTCTTGCATCACCGCCAGCCCTTCCTTCGTTGGGTTGGCGCTAAAACCTTTCACTTCGTTGTCCGGCCCGGCTACCTTGCCCCGGCAGGCCGGGATGGTGCCCCCAGTCTCCGGGTCCAGCCCGGTGCCCACCGCCACACTGAGGCACGGGCTGTTCGGGTGCTCCAGCGGTGCCAGTGCGTACAAGGTAGTCAGGGCGAGCTGCACCTCGTCCCACCACTCGTCTCGAATAATGCGGGCCTCAGAGGCTGTTGTTTTGTCGCTCATGGTATCACTCCCATTCAAAGCTGATTGTCATGTCGTAGTAGCCCGCCAGCGCCACGAACGTCGGTATGCCCGGGCGGGTCTTGGGCGGGTTGTCCCGCCAGCGCCGCACGGTTGCGGCGGACAGCCCGGTTGCCCGGGCCACGGTGGGGACGTGCGTCCCCGGTTTGGCAAGCTGCCACTGAATGACCGCCATGGCCACGGTCCAGGAGGTGGTGTGCTGGCTCATTACGCTTCCTCCCCGTCGACCATGTACCAAGACCGCACCCGCTTCCGCTTCCAGTGGAAGCGCTCCACCGGCACCATCTCGCCGTCGTGCTGGTCCAGGACCTTGCCGTCGTAAACCACCTGAGCGTGACCCGTGGTGATCACCATGTACCGGCGCCCGGGCTGCGCGTGGTGGTTGACCCACTGCAGCAGGGTTTCGCCCTCGCCGTGGTCCTTGCCCCGGCCCCGCACCACCGGCAGGCCAATCCGGGCAAAGAATGCGGCGTAGTCCAGCCGGTTGCTGACGCCCCGCCAGCGGCTTGACCGGCGTTTACCAATAAAGCGCTCAACCCGGGCGTAGGGCTGGTCGGTAAAGTGGGCCAGCGCCACGACACCGCAATTCGGGCGGCCCCGTGGTACGTCTTGCGGGGCGATGGGGGCCTTGCCAATATCCTCGATCATGTTGTGCTCCTTCTGCGTTCTTGCTTTCTACGGTTCCCAATATAGTGGAACAATTACGCGAACGCAACCCCCGAAGCATAAATCCGCGCTATTTCGCTTTCCGGTAGCGGGCGCACTTAATCTGACCGAGGTAGCCATACGTGACCCCCAGTGGCTCGTTGAACATCCGGTGGACCTCCATGGTGGTGAACCCTGCATCGAACAGGGCGTGGACCATGGCGGCCCGGGTGTTGTCCAGCTTGCTGGCCCAGTGGTGCTCCCCGCATAAGTACCCAACGAGCCCCAGCTTGTTGATCCGGTGCCGCACCCCGTCCCGGGTGCGGCCCAGTATTAAGCCGATTTCCTCCGAGGTCTTAACCCCGGCAAGCTGGTGGAGCACCGCGTCCTCCTCGCGCGTCCAGCGTTTACCCGCCATCATCACCCCCTGCCGGGCGGGGCGCCACCAGCCCCCGCTCAAAGGCTTTCCACCGCTCGCAGTAGTCGATGATTTTATCGATGTCCTCGATAACGTCCCCCTTCTTACCCGCCCGGCGGGTGTACTTGCCCACGTTAAAGCGCATCGCGCCCCGGAACTCCTCCGGCGGGTGTGCGTCCTCAAAATCATCGATGAAGTCCCGCCCGGTTTGCCCCCGGTAGCGGGCCGGGGGCGTTTTCGGTGTGGTGCCGGTCATACATCCTCCTCCGGTGGTAGCCAGCCCGCCAGCGGGCGGCCCGTTAAATCTTCGACAGTGTCCAAGGTGCGGTCGTTGCCCGCCGCCCGGTTTTCCGCCGTATGGTTGATGTCCTCCACCAGCGTCGCGAGGTGCCGGTAAGCGCTGGCGGGCAAGTTGCCGCCCATGGATACGTGATCCGCCAGCTCGTCGCACGTCATGTTTCGCAGGGTTTGGACGGGTGTGGTTTTGCTCATGTCGGTTGCCTCTTGGTTTTGCTGATAACGAGCTTCTCCTGCCCCACTGGTTGCACCTGCAAGGCCAGCGGCCCGTCGGGGGTTTCGAACTCGATGGTGATGCGCTGCCCGGGTTCCGCGTGACCCACCATCTCATGGGCGCACTGCCACTCGATGGGGGTCCGCAAGCCCTTCAGAACCACCTTCCGGCGTTGTTTGGCTGATACTGTCATAACGCTTCAGGGGTTGGCCCCCGGCCCGTGTTTGTCGTGCCATTCCCGATGATGCGCGGCGCACAGCCATCGGACGTTAAGTGGTTGCAGGTAGTCATCGTGATGGGCGTGAACGTGTTCCACGGCCCCGCAGACCTCGCAGGGTTCCGGGTGTAAGTTCCCTGCCCGCAGGTGGTAAGCCACCTTCCGATGCGCCCGGGCCTTGTTTGGGTAGGCGCGGGCGTACTGCTTACGGTACTCCGCCGTCTGGCCGCTGCCCCGCGCCCGGTCGTACGCTCGATAATACTCGAGGTTCTTTCGGCGGTTGGCGCGAACATCCGCCTTTCCACAGTCTTTGCACTTGTTAAGGTGACCATCAGCCATCCCCTTATGTTTGTAGAACTGGGACAGGGGTTTACCCTGCCCGCACTTAAAACACGTTTTCATCGTACCCGCCCTTTGATTAACGTCCCGGGCTAGGCTACCACTTCGAGCGGTAATTAAAAAGGACTTAGTTAAAAGGGATATCATCGTCGAAATCGTCCTCCGGCGGCTGGCCACCCTGTGACGGGGCCGGTGGACGCTGGCCTTCCGGTGCAGACGTTGGCGGCTGGTCGTCCTTGGGTTCCAGCGCCATGGAAATCATCTTCTGCCCGGCCCGGGGGCCGCCCTGCACGGTTTTTGTCCAGCCGCTGACCCAGTACTCCCGGCCCTCGATGTTCACGAATCCCCGGAGGTTAGGTTGGCGCTCGTTGGTTTGGTTGTCGTTTTTAAACAGAGCGCCCTTGTTGGTGTTGTCAAAGCTCATGCGTACACTCCCAATCGTTGCATTTCCGCCCGGCGGGCCAGCCGGGCCGCGTAAGCCCCTATCAGGGGCGGTTTAATGGCGTACAGGGGTATCCAGTCGGAATACCAGAGCTCCTCGCCCCAGTAGGAGCACCCGCTCCAAGCGGCGCTCGGCCGGAACTCGTACTCGGAGTACCGACGCTCCGGCCCCGGCAGCGGGTGCCCGTGGATGTCCCAGAAGCTGAACAGGGTCAGCCCCGGGTTGACCGAGGGCGCCGGGTTCCGCACCACACAGTCCGTCAGCAGGGACACCACGTGGCTGTCCGGCTGTGTGTCCTGCGGGTCCAAATCAAACAGGGGCCGCGCCCGGACGATGTCGCCTTCCTGCGGCTTGCGCCATGGGTACTGACTCCAGTCCACCCGCTCGCCCGGGTGTAATAAGCCGTTCAAATTTCGCATAGTGTTCTCCTCGTTCTTACGTTCTACGCCCCCACATTAGGGGAACTATTACGCGCCCGCAAGGGCGTCTTCCATCATGTCCGGCGGTAGGTGCCCCCGGTAAATCACGCTCGCCCGCCGGTCCAGTTCCTCCGGCGCCAGCCCGTGCTTGAGGGCTGCAGCCACCGCCGGGGTCAGCAAGTAATAATCCCGGCCCACCTGCACCAGGAACCAGACGTTGCCCCCGGCCTTCAGGTGGTCCGCGGCCCACAGAAGCTGACTCGTGCGTATATGGCGGCCCCTGAGCGCCGTGGTGGCCCGTTTGGGCCGGGGCATGTACTTGAGCTCCAGCCACACCGAACGGCCCTTGCTGCAGACGTAGGTGTCCGGGTCGCCCGCCCCGGCGGCGTTTTCCACCTGCCGGACATGGGCGTCCGGGTCATACTGCTTGACCCGGGTGGCCACCATGCCCCGGAGGGCGCCTTCACTGGCCACGGGGGAACTCCGGCTCAGGCCCCATGTCGCTGAGCGCCTTCAGGTGGGCGTCCGGCAGGGTGTACCCCCGGCCCATGTAGGTTTCCGTGAGCTCGGTCAGCTGTTCATCGTAGGCTGCGGCGGCCTGCTCGTACTGGCTCCACGTGCTCATGCCCGGCCCCCCATCAAGCGGCCCAGCTCTTCCGGGGAC